GTTGGGCCCTAGTGTTGGCGACGCTTACATCACCATCCACGCGGACACCAAGAAGTTCCAGGCAGACGTCTCAAAGCTGTCGACTGTCACCAAGGATTTCGTGAAGGAGCTTCGCAGCTTGAGGAAGGTCACGAAGGAGGTCGGGGAAGTAACGAATCGTGCGGCCGCGTCGAACAAGACGCTCCGCGACTCTCTGAAAGGCACCAACAACGAGTCGAAGGTCACGCGCCGTTCGCTGTTTGAGCTGAACAAGCTCATGCTGCAGTTTGAGAAGCGACCCCAAATCCTTGCCGGCGGTCTCAATAAAGTCACCACCAGGTTCACGCGCATGCGCCGTAGTGCGGCTTTGATGGAAACGCGGCTATTGCGAATCTCAGATGGGTTCGGGCGCCTGACAGCGCGGGGCGGCGTACTTCGTCGCACACTGTCGCGCTTGAACACCCCATTTAAGGCTTTGGGGCGGTCCATCGCTACGTCGTTTAGGGGCATGGATCGGACTGTGCTGCTGGTGTTGAAGCTCATTGCCGTGGCTGCCCCCCAGATCGCAGCGTTGGGGTCGGCGTTGAGCTCAACGCTGGTGGCGATTGCGTCGTCGGCGTTCTACGCTCTTGCTGGGCTTACTCCCATGCTGGGTGTGTTGGCGCCGGTGGTAGCCGGCATTGCCGCTTTGGCGGTGGGCCTGCAGGACTTGGAGAAGTATGCGCCTGGCGCCAAGCGTGCACTGGACAGCCTGACAGGCAACTTCAAGGATGTGGCGGTGCCTGCGTTCTTCCAGGAGTGGGGGGATTCGGCCGCTAATTTCTTCTCCGTGCTCGACAAGTTCTTGAACAACCCCGAGGTGTTTGCGTCGATAGGTGAAGCGTTCGCCGCAATTACTGATGGCATTAGTGGCGCCCTGGATTCCGGTGCTGGCGAGGCTCTTACGGAAGCGTTGACTGGCCCACTGTCTGAAGCATTGGGCGTGCTCGGGGAGTCGCTGGAACCGCTCCTAGAGACTCTTTTCAACTTCATGTCCGCATCTGCGCCTATGGCTAAGGAGCTGGCAGAGCTGTTTGGGTCTTGGGCTGACGACCTGAATGCGGCACTCTCCAGTGGCATCGACGATGGGTCATTCCAGGACTTCATGTGGACAGCCGTGGATTCTTTGCGGATCATGCTCGACTTCCTGGGTTCGATCAAAGATGTGCTCGGAACACTGTTCGAGGCGGGAGTTGGGCCCGGCAACACAATGCTGCAGCTGCTGACTGGCATGCTTGATGAGTTCGACAGGTGGATGAACACCATCGAGGGGCAGAACGCCCTGGAGGAGTGGTTCTCTAACGGCGCGATCATCATGGAGGCGTTGTTCAAACTGCTTGGTGCAGTGGGTACGGCGATCTCTGACCTGATCACCCCAGACGTGATCGACCAGCTGGTGGGCCTGCTTGACAGCCTTGGCATTTTCGCTGACCTCTTGTCTGACATTCTGGCCGTTGTCGCAGAGGCCGACATTATCGGCTTGATAGTGCTGATACTGAACTCATTGGGTGAAGTGATTCGACCGCTGCTCCCCCTGCTCTCTGACCTGATTGTGATTTTTGTGACCTTAATCACAGAAGCGCTAGCAGTGCTCACTCCGATTCTGGTGAAGGTCGCAGAGTCACTTGCTGTCGGGTTGGGGCCGGCGATTGAGGTGATCATCGGCCATCTACCAACGTTGATGGAGGCGTTTGCGCCGCTGATCCCGGTGCTTGCGGAAATCCTTGCTGAGTTGCTATTGGTGGCGGAGTCTTTGGGAGAGGAGTTCGCGGGAGAGCTCGATAACATCATTCTGGTTCTGATTAACAAGGGCCTCCCCGTGCTGTCGGAGTTCCTTGCTGCGCTGATACCCTTCATTCCAATATTAATGGATATGGTTATATGGCTGCTTGAGAATGCCAACTCAATCGAGGGTTTTGTGATTTTCGCCATAAGTCTGATCGCCATTTGGGTGCGTATGCTAGAAGTTGGCTTGAAAGTGATCGGGTGGTTGAAGGATTTATGGGACTGGTTGAAGGCTGTATGGGACTGGGCCATGAAGCTCGGCCGGGTAATTGGTGATGTGCTCCGCCCAGTGATGGTGCTTCTGCTAGACGTTGGCTTGAAAGTGGTCGGGTGGTTGAAGACTTTATGGGACTGGGCCGTGAAGGTTGGTCGGGTAATCGGCGACGTGCTCCGCCCAGTGATGGTGACTCTGCTAGACGTTGGCTTGAAAGTGGTCGGGTGGTTGAAGGATTTCTGGGACTGGGGCCTGAAGGTCAAGCGGACAATCGGCGACGTGGTCGGAACATTGTGGGACCTTATATCTGCCTTGGGCCAGGTGTCTATGGGGAAGCTTGGTGAAATTGCTGGCGCCATCGGGAGTGGCGTGGGGGAAGTGGGGGAGTTCTTTGGTTTTGCCGAAGGCGGGATTGCCACGAAGCCGACGCCTGGCGTGTTCGGTGAGGCAGGGAACGAAGCGCTCGTGCCGCTGGATCGGCCGTTGAGTCAGGTCGACCCGTCAGTACGGGCCTTGTCAGCGTTTGCTCAGGGCCTGCACCCTGGTGGCTCGGGGATGAACATTGAGGCTGGCGCCATTCAGGTGGTGTCGCGGGCGTCTGATCCGCGTATCGTGGCACAAGAGGTACTGGATGCGTTGCCAAGGAAGGTGCAGTAGATGTTTGACGGGTGGATGATGTTCGCTGGCACTGAGCTGGCTAACTCTGCGCGCGTGCACTCCTACGCGTCGACGATGTTGCCGAACCTTGGGTTGAAGGACCCGTTGAAGTCCGAAGAGCTCCCGCTGATCCTGGATGATGACCCGTACTCCACACCGGCTTTGGATGAGGCGCCGTGGGTGTCTCAACACCGGCCGGCGTCGCAAGAGTTCCTGGGGTTCTATCCGACATCTGTAACGGGTGCGGATGATTCGACGCGCGGCTCCACTGTCACTCAGTTGATGGGTGATGGTGGTGTGGCGTCACGTCCGCGCAGCGCGTCACGGGAGTTCCGTGTCCAAGGCTTGATGGTTGCTACCACCAACCGTGGGTTGGATGAGGGTCGCCGTTGGTTGAAAGGTGTCCTCAACGGCAACGAGTGTGACACCGGTGACTGTACTGGGGATGAGTTCCGCTATTTGGCGTACCTGCCGGACTACTGTGACTATTCGGGGTACTCGAATACGCCTTTGGATGAGGTGCTGGGGAGTTCCAAGGGTGAATGGGTTGGGTACGTTGATGGTCAAATAACCACCTCATCGAACGGGTTGCGGGTCACCATGCCCTGTGGGGGTGACGGTGCGCAGCGGAAGGTCAACGGCCTGATCCCCGGTCAGCCTTACCGGCTGTCATTGAACATGTCCACGACATCACCGGTGTTGGTTGAGGTGGCGGGCGTGGCAGAGCTCCTTGGGAGTTTTGGTCAAACTCACCACAATGAGCCGCGCACACCGTGGGTGGTGGATTTTGTGGCGCCTGCCGAATCAGTGAGTGTGCGTGTCACGGCCCCTGGCGTTGACTGTGAAAGCACTGTGCTGCGTTTGTATGGGGCGCGGATTGAGCGGACCCCGGAGTTCTTGTTGGCGTCGCGCCCGCGTTTCAATGCTTCGGCGACTCGTGAACCGGTCGCTTGGACGCTCGCTGACGCACCAGTGGGGGTGGATGCGAGTGTGGCTGTCGATCCTGGCGCTTCTGGTAGCGAGGTTCTGGTGTTTGCCTTCGAGAACACCACCGGTGCGACTGTCGAGTTGCCCTCCGGTCAGGGGGCGACCCGTGTGCTTAGGGCGTTGTCTCCGGGCCAAGACTATGTGGTGTACGCGCATGCAAACGGTGTGGTGTTGGACGTTGACGCGAACCATGGCGCCAACCGCGACCTGGGTGATGGTTGGGTTGCTCTGGAGTTCACTGCAGACACCCCGAACCATGTGATTACCGTGGGCGTTGATGGGGCCACTGACGTGCTCGCTGGGGAAACTTACAGCATGCACTTGTATCACCTTCGCGTGGACGCGCATCCGGTTGAGGTGTTTGAGGCCCCCGACCAGTCGTCGGATGCGGTGCGGACGCTGCATCAGGTGACCCGCCTGTCGGGGCCACAGGTTGATCAGACGTTCCAGACGGATGTGGGCGCCATGGAGCTCGTTTCGTTCCTGATGGTCGCGAACATCCCCTCGATCTATGGGAGAACAATTCCCGTGCGGCCCCCAACATCGGGAATCGTGTCGTTGGTGCCAGAGGTCGTTTGCTCCAATGGGATGCCGGAGCGAACGAACTACGCGCACAACCCAAAGCTTGCCGTGGGGACGCTGGGGGAAGTGCCGCAGTGGGGTATTGGTGCCATGGGGTTGACGTTTGACGCTGGTGATGTGGGCGTGGAGCTCGCCGGCCCTGACTTGTTCCCCGTGAACGCGTTGAGGGTTGAGCCGTTGACCAGTGATGCCGAGGTAACGTTCGTGGAGGTTCCAGAGAGCGGTGTGTTCGTGGAGGGGCACACGTACACGATCTCGGCTGACGTGGGAGTGCCGGAGCCGCAAGACGGAGATTTGAGCGAGTATGCGCGTCGCATTGTGGTGGCAGACGGGTCTGGGTTGAATGTGTCTGAGGCACATCCGAATGTGACTGGCAGCAGCAGAGTGTCGGTGACGTTCACCTTGACTGGGGCGTTTGAGTACGTTCGGCTTTACAACGGCGCTGCCTTGGAGTCTGGTTCGCCGTCACACGGGTCTGAGAACGCAGTGTTGTTCACGCGCCTGCTGGTGGAGGAAACCCCGTATGCGGGCAGTTACTTTGACGGGGATTCTGTTGACGCTTCTTGGGTTGGGGTAGATGAAGAGTCGGCTTCAACGTGGAGCAAGTCTGCGCTGAGTGCGATTGTTGACCCTGACTGTCCACCGTTGCCCGACGCCCCGCAACCTCCTTCGATCACTGTTGACTGCCACGACGAGGTGGCGACGTGGCGGCGGTATGTGGTGGACATCCCAGCTAGCACGGCACCGGAGTGGTCGAAGTCTGATGTGCTGACAACGTTGGTGACAGGCAGCTCTCAGGTGCGTTCGGTGCGTGTGAGGTTCTACGACAACGCGTTCTCCCGGCCCCCGGAGCAGATTGATCCGTGTGACTTCTGTGGAGAGTTCTACGTGTCCTACATTCCGGCGGATACAACGCTGACGATTGATGGGATCGGGCGGACGGTGGTGGCAGATGTTGCCGGCACTGGTGAGCAGATTGCCACGAACCTCGTAACCGGTGTTGACGGCGGGCCGGCGATGTGGCCTGAGCTGACGTGTGACAGCCCCTACGTGGTCACGGTGGACATTGCACCGGAAGAGGTTTTGGACCTTGATGTGCGTGTCGCTGTGGCGTTGAAGGAGTAGGCATGCCGTTGCGTTGTGAGCTGCATACTGCGTCGATCTACGACCGTGGCGGTACCAGGTTTGTGGGGGCATTGGGTCGGCCGTCACGCATCCAATGGGAGCGCACTAAAGATTCAACGTCGTTTGCGACAGTTGACATCGCAGAGCCCTCCAAAACGTGTCTACCGGTGCTTCAGAAGGTGGAGCCTAACCGGCACGAGTTGGTGATTTTCCGGGGCCAAGAGCGAGTGTGGGAAGGACCGATAACCCTCATTTCTCGTGAGGGTGACTCGTTCAGTATTGACGCCCGCGACGTTTCCCATTACGTGTACCGGACTATTGCTCACAACGGGTACGACAACGGTAATGTGGGGCCCGTAGTTGACCGAGCTGTGGACATGATCACTGCAGAGTTGAACCGCACCAAGGAGCAGTTGGACCCACCCATCAATGTGGTCCCTCATTTGCGGACGGTCAGGCATGATGATGTTGAGTTGGAGCGGCGCACAACACGGGTCACGGAACCGTTCCAGCTGTCGGTGTTTGATGACCTGTCTGAAATGTCGCGCACTGGTGGTTTGGATTGGACTGTGGTGGGGCGCAGCATCGTCCTTAACGACACCCGTGTCCCTGTCGGGGTCACCCCACTGGTGACTGAGAACGATTTCATCGGGCCTGTCATTGTTGCCTCCTACGGCATGGATTCCGCCACCCGCGCAGTCACTACTGGCGACGCGGGCATGTATGGGATCGCCGGCGGGGTGGATGACTTCTACGGCGAGTGGGAGATTCTTGATTCCATGTTCGATGAGGACACTTTGGAAGCACCAACGCAGAACTCGTTGGACAACGCGGCCCGGTACAACCTGTACGGGAAGCTGCCAGTGCCGACGGTGGTACGGATTCCGCAGAACTCGCGGTTGAACCCGAACGGGGTGTTGTCGATGAAGCATCTTGTGCCTGGGGTGAGGGTGCCGTTGAGTGCGACGTTGACGTTGAAAGAGTTGACGCAGTTGCAGAAGCTGAACAGTGTGTCGGTGACGGAGACTGCGGATGGTGAGGAGATTAATGTGTCGATGGTGACGGCGCCGGCCGGTATTGGTGAGGGGAGTGGGTCCTGATGGGTTCTCCTCATACTCCGCATGATGCGCAGCAGTTGATTCAGCAGCTGCAGCGTCGTATTCGTGCTTTGGAGTTGCGTAAGCCGCGTGGCGGCGGCACCCCCGAGGCAACGACGGCAACAGCGAACACCCTCGCCAAGCGCGACGCCAGCGCCCGCATCAAGGCCGCTGACGGTGTGGCGGCTGACGACGTGGTGACAGTGGGGCAACTCACTGACGGCGATGTTGACTGGACGGGCGTCACCTACAACTCAGGGTTTGAGGACTCTACGTTGTCTCCCGTCGCGGTGCGCAAACTCGGTGGCGTGATCTATATACGTGGCATCATAGAGCGCATCTCGTACCCGTTCCGCGACAACACGACCTATTCCGCGACGGCAATACTTCCGGCGTGGGCGAGACCAGCGGAGCGCACCTACACCGCATTGGGCACAGACGATTCGGTTGCGCCAGCATCAGGCGTCTTCAATTCGGCGAATGGAAACGTTCAGGTGCGAATGGGGACCGGAGCAGACGCCGACTGGGTGGGAGTAGGAGGCCTCTCATGGCCTGCCGCATGACCACCACACAGAACACGGGCAACGTCCTCGACTCCACCAACTCAGGAACACCCCAGGAGCCCCACCCGATGAACACCGAACTCGCAGCCGTCCTCACCACGCCGCGTGGACGGAGTCAGAACCACTCGACCCTCAGGCGCAATCGTGGATGGACGACGGCGAGTGGAACGGTGGCTGGGTCGCCGGGTACTGCCCTGAACACGCCACAGACTTGGAAGAAGGGTCGCCGTCCTAACCGCACGCACGGTACGGTGTAAGCATCGGATTGGAGAAGGGTGAAGCCACATGGTTTTCGAGGGGATACCGCTGAGTGCTTGGGAAATCGGCGGTTGGGGGCTCTTCGTTGCCTTAGCTCTGTTTGTTCTTCGAGCATTGATCAACGGTGTTCTGTACCCGGCGAGCGTGGTCGAAGTCTACAAATCAGCCTTGCGTATAAAGCGTGAAACAGACGATGCCAACGCCGCTGTCCTTCAGGAGCTTTTGGAACATGCGCGAACCAGCGCATCAATTCTTGAGGGCATGCAGGATCGCGAGGAGGTGGATTCACGGGATGATCGGGGCGAGTGACCACCTAAAGGAAGCCCTGCAGGCTGAAGCTCTCGCAGAAGAGCGTTTGCACCGCGCCAGAAAACTGTTGGCGGAAGCGCGCACGGTAGGTAACGATCTGCGCGCCATTCAAACACGCAACCATTTGGCGGAGGCTGTTGAGTTTCAGATGCGGGGGAAGCATGGAGGTTTTCTATGATTCTTGGGTGGCTGGTCGCGAGTTTCGTGGCGCTGGCAGCCGGGCTGACGTTCATCGTGGGGTATGGGCGTATCGCTCGTGGCATGTGGTTTCGGTACCCTTTGGGGTGGCATTTGATGGGCATGGCGGTCACCTTGACTGTTGGTGCTGG